CATACTGCGAGAGATGAGACCAGAAGCGGAACGGATGCCGGAGCAGGAGTACTCATACGATCCACCGCCGGAATATGAAAGCGGCAGTGAATTTGGACAGATCATTGCAGGCAAAGACCTGCATGCTGTCATGGCGGTGGTCGATGAGATCATGGAGACGCTTCGAGTGTTCAGTCCTCGGCTGTATGACGCCGCAATGCGTAAACTAGCCACCCTATAAAGGGTGGTTTTTTCGGTTTTTTCGGCTGAGATCGAAAAAAGCCATGCAGGGCAAGGCTTTCTTTTTCATATTGAGGGCGACTAATCGGACTGACCATAAATATCATTGAGTGAAAGAATAGCGTTTAATATCAATAATAGTCAGGATAATAACAGTAAAACGGCGAATGCAATACATGCGGAGAATGGCGGCAGGTGGCGCCGTATGGCTAATGTTTTTCGGCTGACTTTCGGCTATAGACCTATCACGGATCGCATTATATATTTGTTCATCACGATTATTGAAACGGAAATCTTCGATCGCATCAAACATATGTTGAGAATCAAAAACCACCGTGGTAGACGGTTTAACTGTTGGCATGATCCACCTCCTCCTACCTATATGATAACATAAAGGTAATACCCGAAAAAAACATTTCCCAGATCGGCACATTTTGCTTTACATACGTGCTAGCACGATGTAATATTATAATGAAAATAGGAGGACACAATCATGACAGAGAAAGAAATCAAGGAAATGGCGATCAGACTCGCCGAAGAGAAAAACTTCAAGATCACAAAAGAAGACAGAGGGCTCTATAAACTGGAAACAGAAACAGAGATCATCGAAGTCGCTACAACAACATTCGCAAAGGCAACGGTATGCATCAACAGATTCACAAAAGAAGGGAATTTTAGAATCCCAACAGGACACCAACTTGTGAACATCGGATGCAAAGAGGCTACCGCATTAAGAAAAATTGCAAAAGTCATTTAAGAAAGTACAGGCTAGCGGCTCGCCTAAAGAAGCCGCCAAAGGAAAGGAAGGAAAAAATGGAAAGATACAGCACTTCAAGAAGCATCTGGTTCAGAGGATCAAGAAAGCATTACAGGCGGACAATTTACACCGACGGCATACGATACTATGTAAAGTGGGGAAACGCTATGATCGAAGTCAAAGAGACAGAGCGTGGCTCTAGTCTGTGGTACACGTTGCAGGAGTTCTAAGGAGGAGACAATGGGCACATTCAAGATCATCGGCTACGAGCCGAAAGAAGCAGAGCCGGAACTGCTGAAGCGCAATGGCAATCCGGCAAACGAGTACACATTCAGACTGATCGACGGTGACTTCTACGTTGGAGAGACCGTGACCGTAGAAACCATCATGGACGGCAAGCACTACACACGCAAAGTGCATGACGACAAGTGGGATATGTACATCACCATAAACGGTCGCAGATGCTACTGGGAATGTGATACGGTAGACTGAAAACAAAGTGGCAAAACTTATACTTCCCTCGCAGGGTGCTACCCTGTTATAATTGAATAGCAGGGTAGTACCCTGCGAGGGAAGCGAGGTGATATATTGCCGTACAAAGTAGGCAGAGCAACAACAGTCATCCTGCACGACGAAGAGTGGCAGGCAATTCGAGAGATGCGGAAGGTGCTGAAGGTCAGCCAGACCGAGATCATCCGCAGACTTATACGCATGGGCATCGAGGCAATGCGCAATGTTTAAGACCTACAGCGCACAGGAGACGGCGGCAGTGATCGGCATCGACCGACACATGCTTCCGCTACTCTCCGAATTGAAGATGCTCGAGGGCATAAAAACAGGAAAAGGAAGGAGGTACTCGGAAAAAGAGATCGAGGAATTCTGGGAGACCTTTAAAGGGTCGGATATCAGCAACGCCGAAAACATTCGGATGACCGCCACGATGTGGCGCATGAAAAAAGCAAGCCGCTGAGATTGAGAAGAGAAGCGACTTGCAACCAATAGTGCCTGTCATAAAAAGGCACTCTCATTATAGCAGAGGAGATTGAAATGAAAAAGGAAGACATCATCATGATCGGCATGCTGTCCGGCATCATACCGATGGCGGCATGCACAGCAGTAATCGGCATCGTCAGCATGATACTGGAGGTCATATGGTAACGGTCACGATCGTGTGCATTATCATGACCGTCATGGCATACGGCGTGATGCTGATGCTTAACCGCCAGATCGAGGAATTGCATGCAGAGATCAACCAGATGTACAGCAAACAGACCAAGGCTGAGAGCAGGATCGAGAACTGCGAGGAAATCCTTCTGGATACCGCCAAAAAAGCGCATAAGCACGATCAGCAGTACGCAAATATGATTGCCAAGGTCAAGGCGACGGAGCACGCTATCGAGCAAATGAAAGGGTACTGATATGTATAGCGACAGAGACATAGAGGCACGGTTTGCATGGTGCGATCCTGCTTACCTGCCGGAAGAAGAGCCGGAAGAAGAAAACGATGAGCAGATCATCATGGGTCAGTTATTTGCAGACCTCGAGAAGGTCTTCGCCAAGTACGACAGAAGAGACATCGAGGTAATCGCAGAACACGGCGACGAAGTAGTAGACGAGATATACGAACTGATGGAGGTATAAACATGGGAGACATGAACGTATATGCAAGGCTCGCAAAGGCGAGAGTAATGCTACAGAAGAAGGCACTGAAGAAGAGCGGCGAAAACAAGTACGCCGGATTTAAATACTTTGAACTGGCAGATTTTCTGCCGTCGGTAAATGAAATCTTTGCAGAGGTCGGGCTCTTCTCACATTTCTATATTGAAAGCGCAACGACATATAACATAGCGCCGGACGGCTACGAGCCGTATTACACAGACATCCCTACAATAGCGTATTTAAAAATAATAAACGCCGATATGCCATCACAGGTCGTTACATTCAGTTCAGAAATTGCAGAAGCCGGAACGAAAGGTGCTTCACCTATTCAGCAGTTGGGAAGCGTGCACACATACATGCGCAGATACCTGTGGCTCGAAGCGATGGAGATCACCGAGTGCGATGGTGTGGACGCTCTGAACCAGAAAGAGCAGATCGATGCGAAGCCGGAACCACCAAAGAAGATGGTTCAGCCTATCACACCAGAGCAGGCGCAGAAGATCATCGACCTGTTTGAGGGTAACGATGAGCGCATGAAGAAGATGATGGAAGTCTACAGGGTGACGGGTCTGGAACAGTTAAACACAAATCAAGCGGCGAATATCATCCGCAGACTGGAGGCAAAAAAATGAGTGAGAGATTTGAAATCATAGAAAAAAACGGCACGCCTGCACTGCCTGCCGAAGTCATGAAGATCATGCGCAAGGCACGCAGGAACGATCTGAAGATGAAACAGTTGAAGATCGAGAACGACCAGATCAAGGACGCACTGGCGCAGGCAATGGAAGAGTACGGAATCAAGAAGTTTGATAACGACATCTTCACAGCCACATACACGCCAAACCACATCAAGACATCATTTGACCAGAAGGGATTTAAAGAAGCATTTCCAGACCTGTACGAACAGTTCACGAAGGAGAGCCCTGTGAAAGGAAGCCTGCGGCTCTCATTCAAAGAGTGATTCGGTTCGATGCGGACAGGCATGCCTACACCGTCGATGGTGTGCCTGTTCCTTCGGTGACACAGATCATTGGTATGCTCTTCCCGAAAATGTATGAGGGAATTCCTGCCGATGTTCTGGAAAAAGCGGCGGATTATGGGAACCGTATGCATGAGTGGGTGGAAACGTATGCACTCACTGGTAAACGGAAAAGACAGTCGGAGTTGATGAAGTTATCCACAAAGCAGGTCGAGCATCTTTTCCTTGAAAGAGATATCAAGATACATATATGCGAGCAGATTGTTTCAACAGGTTCGTATTGTGGTATGTATGACATGTTTGGGGTTGTGGATGGTGAAACTGCACTCATTGATATCAAGACTACATCTGAGTTGCATACAGAATATCTGGAGTGGCAACTTGGCATGTATTCGTATGCACTCGGTGGACAGGTTGAGGCATGTTATTGTCTCTGGATTCCGAAGGGTGGGCTGGTTCAGTTGGTACAGATCGAACCAAAGACTTCGGACGAAATTGATTGGTTGGTGTTCAGATATGAGCAAGAGCATATTATCGAACAGGCGTGAGTGTCTTATTTGTGGCAATGTGAGTGGATTGCACCGACATCATGTATTTTATGGGACTGCAAACAGAAGGAAGTCAGAGGCGGATGGCTGTTGGTGCTATCTATGTGTGAGACATCACAATGGTTCCGAAAATTCTGTACATTACAACAAGATCATGGACAGAAACCTAAAGAAGGATTGCCAGAGAAGGTGGGAAAAGATATATGGATCACGTGAGGATTTCATACACCGATATGGCAAAAGTTATCTGGAGGAATAGCAATGGCTTTGTATAGGAGCATACAGATTTCATTCTGGAATGATGCAAAGGTTGCCGATGAATTCACACCAGAGGACAAATATTTCTACCTGTATCTGTTCACAAACCCGCATACCAATTTATGTGGTTGTTATGAAATCAGCATGAAACATGTATCTCTGGAAACAGGTTATTCAATGGATACAATCGAGAGGTTATTACAGAGGTTTGAACAGGTGCATAGGGTTATCAGATTTAACCGGGCAACAAAGGAAATTCTGATATTGAATTGGCACAAGTACAATTGGACTTCATCGGAGAAATTCAGAAAACCATTATTGAATGAGGTTGATTCTGTAAAGTGTAAAGAGTTCAAGGAGTACTTAACGAGATTGATAAATGGGGATACGGTATCCATACCGTATCCATACGGTAGCGATACAACTGTTACTAATACTGTTACTAATACTAATACTGTATCTGAAATAAAAGAGAAGAGGAGAAGGTTTATACCCCCTACAGTTGAAGAGGTGCGTGAGTATTGCAGAGAACGGAACAATAATATTGATCCTGCAGAATTCATTGATTTCTATGAAAGCAAAGGGTGGATGATCGGCTCAAACAAGATGAAAGATTGGAGAGCCAGCATACGGACATGGGAACGGAAAAACAGGGGGAGGTCTGTGCCCGTATCGGATTATATTGTGGATCAGTTGAGCGGAACACTGCCGGAAGGCAAAACGGCATCAGAGGAGTTAAAAGAAAAGGTGAGGAGGATGCAAGAGCAGTTATGATTAACCGGGTTATTATTGAAGGAAGATTGACAAGAGATGTGGAGTTAAAAAAGACAACAACAGGTGTTTCGGTGTGTGGGTTCGATATTGCATGCACCAGAAATCGGAGGAATGCGGATGGAGAGTTCGACAGTGATTTCTTCCATTGTAAGGTGTTCAACAAATTGGCAGAGATCACTGCTGATTATGGTCGCAAGGGTGGTCGCATTGTGGTAGATGGAAGGTTGCAGGTGCGTAAATATGAGGGGAGAGATGGAACCCAGAAATCTGCAACGGAGATCATAGTGGATAATATATCGTTGCTTCCTAGCAAACCCTCTGAAACGGCGCAGAAAACGGCATATCAGAGTGAACAGACATTGCCGAAGGTAAATATTCAGCCTGTAGCGGAGGGATCGCAGGAACTCACATATGACGGTATTTATGACGGCATAATTGAGGAGGATATGCCATGGTAAATTGCAAAACACCTCTGGAGGTGGCAATGGAAGAAAACCAGAGATTAAGAAATAAAATTGATGAACTTGAGCAGAAATATGAGACAATCTGCAGATTGTTTCTTAAAACCGATGAATTGTACAAAGATACGGCAATCGAGTTGCACCGTATCGAGGACATGACAAGGGCTCGGTTCATTGATGGCTAATGACAAGGTAAAAAAACTGCTGGGGCACACTGCATCGGTTTATCTGCAACGGGTGATCGGGCTGTGCCCCACGGTCAACCGTCATGATGTGAGAATGTTATGCTGGACATATTACCAATTGGGCAGAGAGGAAGCAATGACGGATCGCATTGATAATATCAAGTTATTCTTAGAGAAGGATGATGATGAAGTATAAACCATACAATTATTGTGCCGTGTGTGGTGATAGTATGGAGGGAAAAGTTCCATATTATCCCTATGGATACACGACAATTCCATATTGTGAAGAATGTGCAAAACAGGTAGTAAGAAATCGGGATCAGAGAAGAGCCTATGCACGAAAAAGTGAAAATGATATAAGGATGCGAAGGGTCAGAGGTGAAGAAATAGAGACCATTGCAAAGTCCTATTATGTATCTGAAACTTTTATAAGGAACTTATTAAAAGGAGATTGAGAATGTACAAAAGTGAGATCATTACAGTAACGCCTGACATGGCTAAGAAGTTTCTTGCGAGCAACTATTCAGGAAACAGAAGCGTAAACAGAAACATTGTTCGTGCATACGCACGTGACATGGCAAACGGTAATTGGAATACGGATGCATGTCCACCGATAAGCATGACGAAAGACGGCACACTACTTGATGGTCAGCACCGACTTTATGCGGTAATTCAGGCAAACACAGCCGTGAAGATGGAAGTCAGAAAAGGCGTTGAGTACGAGAGTTACCTGTACTTTGACAGCGGAAAAATGCGCAGTGTTGCAGATATGCTCCACGGCAAATCGAAGGCGTCGATCAGTACCGTTGGTGCTGTTGCATACGCTATTGAGCATGGACATTTGAACCTGAAGCAGTCGTTAAAAGGGCAGACACATACTGGAAGAAATCTGAAGTCAGAAATCGTCCCGTATATTGAGGAGCACTATGATGAACTGCTCAAAAGGTTCAATACTGCGTACAAATTGAAAAGTGCGGTTGGCGGTGGTGCACAGACACACTACACAAATTTCCTGACAATAGCCGAATACTTGAACTTCTCAGTCATTGAACTGTTTATAGAAGATTTTGGAAAGGACGGTAGCGAATCGAAAACAATTCGCAGGTGCAAAAAGAATCTGCGTGCACTTTTGACAAACAGCAGGACGAAGGTTCGAGTTGAAGACGTTGTTGAAATGCTTTTGCATGCATATAAACTTTTTGAGGATGGCGTAGAAACGGATCGTTTCATAAACACAGCGGCGACTTTCCTTTATTATCAAGACAAGATTGAAGAGAAGCGTGGTGGCAATGGTAAAGACAATTGACGAAATGAAACCGCAGTTGAAAGAAATGTACGACTGGTTCTTTGACAATGGCGACAAACTGAGAAGCCTGCCTGAAGAAGAACAGGACGCAAAAGCGTACGAAATCGGTCGGTGTGACGGCGCAGTTGAAGCGCTTGGTGCGGTCATGCTGATGGTCGGCATGCCTTTGTTTGAAATGATGATGGAACACATTGCGAAAGAACGTGAGGGCGGTGGACTGGCATGACGAGACTGATCGATGCGGACAGGCTGACGGATGCGATTGAGGAGATTGATTGGTATCATCTGCATGACGGCAGAATGGTACACGGCGCAAACAGTGGCATCGATCAGCCGTGGTACAAATCTGATGATATATACAAGGCGATCAAAGATGCGCCTACAGTCGAGCCAACACTGTACGGCTACAAAATTGAACACCTTGCTTTGATTGCAAGGGTAATGGAGAAAGATGATGTCACACCAGAGACAGCGGTGGAGATATTCAAGGATATACAGACCATTGTGCTGAAGATCATAGACGAAATAAGTGGAGCCGTTGAACGAGCATTTGAACAGGCGATAGAAACGAGAGGTGGCGGAGATGACACGGCTGATTGATGCGGATAAATTGAAATTCGTTCCTGCATTGATTGAACCTGTATTGGTAGGCGATGAATCGCATTGGGAGACTATCATTCTCAAGGACAGAATCGACAATGCACCTACAGTCGATGCAATACCGATCAAATGGCTGACAGCACAAGCAGACAACCCTTCCAATTCAGACAAGTTAAGAAATGCCATTGATTACATAGTTTATACACTATGGGCAGAAAGGAGAACCGATGATTAAAGTGCCTTATGGACAAGACCCATATAATGTAATTGGAAAATACATACGGGATCATATAACAGCTATTGAAGATATAATTGCTACGATTGAGATCGATGGCGTCAGGACAAACGAATTATTTATGGTTGACATGCAAGAGGATGGGTATTTTGTATGGGAATCTGACTGGTATGAGGGAGAACAAAATATAGCTTTGATAGATTTTTTCCCTGTAAGTAATGCAAAACCAGAGCGGGAGAATGAGCCTGTCGGATGTAATGGGTGTAGATATGATTGGTTTGGAGATCCACGATGCAGTAAGTGTGCAAGAGCGTTTCAAGACTATTATGACGCAGATATGAGAGGAGAACGGAATGGATGATTTAATCAGCAGACAGGCGGCGATTGATGCAATAGAACACAGGCTTTGCGAACCTGCGTATCAGCATACTGGCGAAGATTGGTACGCTGGTATGAATTGCGCTGAATTTGAACTTTATGATTTGCCATCCGCACAGCCCGATGCCGTGCTTGTAGTGCAGGGAGAGTGGATTGACGAAGATTATTACTCACAAGATAAGCAACACAAAGTATATAGATGCTCGAAGTGTGGGTGGCACATGGTTTCGAGACCGACTGAATTATTTAACTACTGTCCGAGTTGCGGAGCAAAGCAAAGTTGGGTGAAGGATGAAACTGAATCATGAATCGGAATACATCTGCGAGTGCGAGAACTGGGAAGAGCCTGTGCTGTACCCTGTTGCCGAATTGATACGGTGCAGGGAGTGCAAGTTCCTAAGGTTCACAGGAACTGTGTGGAAATGCCAAAATAGGCTTGTGATGATGCTGTGCGAGCCGAATGATTATTGTTCAAGAGCAGAGAGGAAAGAAGAATGACATACACAGAATGGGTAGTCAGTATTGACGATGATATGAAAGATCACGATGAACTATTTGTTGGCAATGTGCGTGACGGTGACAAGGTGACAAGATGCTGTGACTGCATTCACTTTGAATACTTTGAAGATCAGTTTGTACAGATGACACGCTGTGATGTGCATGACAGATGTCCCGACTATACGGATTACTGTTCATGGGCAGAGAGGAAAGAAGAATGATATTAAAAGCAGTTATATGTCTTTTCAAGGGGCATGACATTGATCCGAACGAAAGCATTGTCGGAGACATCATGATAGATAAACGAAATTGGCTATGCAAATGCCGTAGATGTGGTTTGTACGAAATGCACGATGGAGCAATTAGCAACATGACAATAACTCTTACAAAGAGCCAAGCCATGAGGACAAAGATGGAGTTAGAGCGAGATGTACTCAATTTCAGACAGTTGGCAGAGAGGAAAGAAGAATGAAAGAGTTCATTTACAGAATTGAAGATGAAGAATTAGATATATCTAAGGTATTTATTGGTTGGATACGAAAGGAAGGACACGAACTGATACGGTGCAAGGATTGCCTGTACAGTACGTGCATTGGAGAGGATGACGACTGGTGGGAGTGTGAGCATGACCACCGAGTAAATCATGGCGACGGATTCTGCAACTGGGCAGAGAGGAAAGAAGAATGAACGAAATAAATTCGAAGATCACAGTTGATACACAGGAATTGGAAGATGCGACAGACCTAATTGAAGAAGTGGGAGAAAGGCTGAACAGTGTGGTTCCGAATATCACCATCAGGAATAATCAGAATGTCTATGTGACAATCAACAATTTTAATGAAACTGAGAGACAGTGGGCAGAGAGGAAAGAAGAATGACACGGAAGCGCTTCTGCATAAACTGCAGGCACTGCCTTGCAAGCACTTCAGAAGACGGCTATGTTTTCAGATATTGCGAAGTACACAAGCATTACATACCGTACGTTATTGTATTTGATGGATGGTGCAGAAGATGGTCGAAGGAGAAGAGTAATGGCGATTGAAGATGAAGCAAAAAAGTTTGATCTGTACCTGACGCAGTTAGGATATGTGAAAGCGGTCAGGTGCAAAGACTGTGAGCACAGCAAAACGGCAGTTTCAGAGTTTGGAATGCCTGTTACACAGTGCACATATTTCGACACTGCAGTATACAGCGATGACTGGTGCTCACACGGAGAAGCGAGATGACACTGGATGAGTATGAAGTGATGTTTATACAGGAGAGAGCGAAGCGGAGGAGACGGATGAAGGCATTGATTTTCGTTGCAGGCATGGTCTGTGGGCAGATCACAGGAATCGTGGCACTGGCACTGGTAAGCGTCAGTCGGAGGGATGATGGTCGATAAGCGGACAGTGTACAGCATGTATGAATCAGGACACACATTCGACGAGATCGCATCTGAGGTCGGTTGCTCATATAACTACATCACCGATCTGATCCGTGTGAAGTATGGCAAACAGCCGAGGATGGACACAGGAAAGATCAAGGCGCTATGGCGTGCAGGGTGGTCGATCAATTCGATCATGCACGAGATGCATCTGACTGAAGAGGAAGTGCGGAAGGTGGTGATCCATGAAACGGTATGACGCACGATATGTGATTCAAGAGATCAACAACCTGCCATATTATCAGCGGAAGGTAAGCGACCTCAAAGAAAAGATCGATGAGGTGCAGGCACAGATCGACAACGCCACAGCACCGCACTCACCGCAGGGCATAGAAGCAACAGGTGCGGCAAAGGCGATATCATTCAGTGGCAAGGAATCATATCTGAATCTTAAGATCACCGAGAAGGACACACTGATGAAGCGATTCACCAAATACTCAGAAAGGTACAGCGAGGCACAAATGTACTACTTTATGCTACTGGACAGCACCGAAGAGAAGCCATTTGTGGTCGATTACTTCAGCGGCAAGTACACCAAGCAGGAACTAGAGATGAGGTACAACATCACGAAAGCCTACAGAAAGATCGTCGGTGTGGTCATGGACAGCACATTGGACGTGTGAGGCGGCGCACGTGCACAAAAGTTGTCTGAAGGGTCAAAAAGTTGTCAGATGGACAATGGCATAATCATTTAAGATGATATTGTAAAATCAAACTCAGATCACAGCACACTCTTGGCATATTGAAGCAATCCTCCTATTGCAATGTCTCACATGTCTCCAATTACTGAGTTTGAGCCGTCTAATGGCGGCTTTTCATTTGAAGAACTGGGCGAGTTCGATACCCTTTTGGTAGCAGGCAGTTGTTTTCCTTCCTTTCCAACTGCCTGCATTTTTTATGGAGAATGAAAATGGTAAAACTAGAAGAACATTTGAAAGAGATCAAGGAAACACAGCGACAGATATCAAAGACAAACAGCGACAAGAGAAAGAAAGACCTGCGGAAGCATCTCAGCAGGTTATGGAAAGAGTACGATATTGCAAAAAAGAACATAGGGAGGCTAAATGCTGAATATTGAGTATGTGAACATCGAAGAACTGATACCATACGCAAACAATGCTAAGATACACACCGATGAACAGGTCGAGCAGATCGTGAACTCGATTCGTGACTTTGGCATGAACGATCCGATCGCTGTGTGGAAAAACAACGAAATCATAGAGGGACACGGCAGGCTGATGGCTTGCAGGAGGCTTGGCATAAAGGAAGTGCCGATTATCCGGCTCGAGAACCTTACAGACGAAGAAAGAAAAGCCTACGGACTGGTGCATAACAAACTCACAATGAACACCGACTTTGACTTCAGCATTCTGAATGCGGAGTTGGCGGCGCTCGATGATATCGACATGAGCCTTTTCGGTTTTGAAGAAAACATCGAAATCGAAGAGCCGCATGTGATTATTGAAGATGACTTCTCAGAGGATGTTCCTTCAAGATCCTCATATGGGCAAGTATGGGTTCTCGGCAAGCATCGCCTTATGTGCGGTGACAGCACGAAAGAAGAAGATGTTGCAAAACTGATGGGCGATGAACGTGCCGATTTATTCTTAACAGATCCGCCTTATAATGTCGATTATGAAGGCGGTACAAAAGATAAACTGAAAATCATGAATGATAAAATGGAAAACGCAAGTTTTAAGGCGTTCCTTATTGATGCGTTTAAAAACGCAGATTTATACATGCATGAAGGCGCTTCATTCTATATTTGGCATGCCGACAGTGAAGGATACAATTTCCGTGGTGCGTGTGTCGATGTGGGGTGGACGGTAAGACAGTGCCTTATATGGAACAAAAACAGCATGGTTATGGGACGGCAGGATTACCAGTGGAAACACGAGCCGTGCCTTTATGGATGGAAGGACGGTGCAGGGCACAACTGGTATTCAGATCGGAAGCAAACAACCGTACTTGATTTTAATAAACCATTGAGGAATGATCTTCACCCAACAATGAAACCTGTAGGGTTGTTCAGCTATCAGATTCAGAACAGCACAAAACAGGGTGACAAAGTACTGGATCTGTTTGGCGGAAGCGGCACAACGCTGATTGCCAGTGAACAAATCAACAGGAATTGTTACATGATGGAACTTGATCCGCATTATGTTGATGTAATCCTTGAAAGATGGGAAAACCTCACAGGGAAAAAAGCAGTACTGCTGACTGAATAGGAGAGAATATGGCAAAACCATTATCATCACAATATGACAGGTTTGTTGCGGATGGTGGTCTTGCAAATGTCCGCATTCTTAAGATGAACGGACTGAAGGACTATGAGATATTTCAGCAGTTGGGCATATCGAAGCAGACTTTTTACAAATGGAGACGAGAACATACTGACTTTGCTGACGCTTTAAAAATAGGGCAGAAGGAAGCCATAGCGGATGCGATCAATTCGCTCATCAGTAAGTTTAAAAAGTCTACACTCACCGAGACAAGGGTCGAGGAATGGACAGACAAAGACGGCAAGAAAAGAACTCACGTGATCCGCACTACAAAAGAGATACCGCCAGACACAGCGGCGATCATTTTCTTTTTGAAAGCCAAGGCAGGATGGCGTGACAACGCTGAGGTCATTGATACAAGTGACACCGATAAAGTGTTTGAGATGCTGAGGCAGACACAGCAGATGGCAGAAGCACTGCCAGAGGCAACAGATGAAGATAACGTTCAGCCGGAAGCAGATTGAGTACTTCAAATACGCAAAGCGCAGGTTCAACTTCAAGGTCGGTGCAGTGCGATCTGGTAAGTCCTTCGGTGATATCGCTCATGTGATAGCGTACCGCATCATTGAGCGCCGAGGGCTAAGCGGTCTCAATGTCATTCTGGGCGTATCAAAGGCAACAATCGAGCGAAACGTACTTCAGCCTATGAGAGAGATATATGGGTCACACAGGATCGGCAATATCAACAACCGAAATGTGGCGATCCTTTTCGGCGAAGAGGTGCACTGCCTTGGCGCAGAAAAAGTGTCACAGGTTGCAAAGATACAGGGCGCATCGATCAAATACTGCTACGGCGATGAGATCGCCAAATGGTCGCAGGATGTCTTCGAGATATTGCCTTCACGACTGGACAAAGAGTACTCGTGCATGGACGGCGCTTGCAATCCAGAGCATCCGATGCACTGGCTGAAAGAGTTCATCGATCGTGAAGACATCGATTCGTACGTTCAGCACTACACCATTTTTGACAATCCATTCCTACCGAAATCTTTCGTTGATAACCTGTGCACCGAGTATGAAGGCACGGTGTACTATCAGCGTTTTATTTTGGGTGAGTGGGCACTGGCTGAGGGTCTTATTTATCCATCATTCACAGATGCTTTAATCAGTGATCTGAGCGAATATACAACTGTGCCGACGGACTATGCGCTGTCTATCGACTACGGTACGCAGAATGCTTTCGCCGCACTTCTATGGGCGAAGTATGGCGCTCAATGGGTGTGCATTGACGAATATTACTATTCTGGCAGAGACACAGGAGCGCAGAAGACAGACGAGGAGTATGCGGATGATCTGGACGCATTTACCAAACCGATCATGGACGCACGCAAGGCGCAAGCCGAGAAAGACCATACGTATTTCCGCAAGATCAAGACGGTGATCGATCCATCTGCGGCATCTTTCATCGAGGCACTGGAGCGCCGGAAAAACTATTCTGTGATGAAAGCCGATAACGCCGTGGCTGATGGTATACGTGAGACCTACACATGCATGAAGCAGGGATACATCAAGATACTGCGATCCTGCAAAAGCCTAGTGGCAGAGTTAAACGGCTATGTGTGGGATGAGAAGGCGGCAGATGACACACCGCTGAAAGTGAACGACCATGCGTGTGACGCAATGCGGTACATGGTCAAGACATATGGACTGGCGACACCACGCAAGACATACACTTCACCATATGGGAGGTACTAATGCTGACATATCAAGACTATCTGACGGAGACGCAGGGCAAGTCACTCGATGCGCTGGTCTCTTTTTTGCGGAAGGCGATCAATGAGCATCGATCTGATCCTATGGTGAAGATCGCACAGATCGCAGACACGTATGATGCGCAACTTAATGAGACCATCATCAATTATTCCAAACTTTTCTACACGTTTAACGGCAGACCAGTGGTGGACACCACAGCATCGAATAACAAACTGGCGAGCAACTTTTTTCATCGGCTGAATGTACAGCGTAACACCTACCTTCTTGGCAACGGTGTGACTTTCACAAAGCCGGAGACCAAAGATAAACTTGGCGCAAACTTCGACACGGCATTCAAGAAAGCCGGATACAATGCGCTGATCCACGGACTGACTTTTGTCTTCTGGAATTACGATCGTTTGTTTAACTTCAAACTTGCCGAGTTTGTGCCGCTGTGGGATGAAGCCGATTCATCACTGAGAGCAGGCATTCGTTACTGGCAGTTGGACGCAAACAAGCCACTGAATGTGGTGCTGTACGAAGAAGACGGCTTCACCAAATTTGTTGAAAACAAAGACAAGCAACTGGTGCAGGTCGAGCAGAAGCATTCGTACATCACAAGGATCATGCACACCGAACTGGATGGCGATGTGATCATCGGCGAGTTTAATTACTCATACCTGCCGATCATTCCTTTCTGGGGCACACCGACGCACCAGAGTACACTGGTCGGCATGCGTGCAAACATCGATGCGTATGACCTTATAAAGTCAGGCTTCGCCAACGATCTGGATGACTGCGCACAGGCGTACTGGCTACTGTCCAACGCCTCCGGCATGGATGATGTTGACCTTCAGCAATTCAGAGACCGCCTCAAACTGGCGCATATCGCTAAGGTCGACCGTGACCAGACAGTCACACCTTTCACACAGGAAGTGCCGTTTGCGGCTCGTGAGACGCTTTTGACACGAATCAAATCAGACCTATTTGAAGACTTCGGAGCACTGGATGTGCACACCGTTGCGGCAGGCGCAACCAACGATCACATCGATGCGGCGTATCAGCCGTTGGACGAGGAAGCAGATGACTATGAATACCAGTGCACGGAGTGCATTCAGCAGATACTCGGTTTGCAGGGCATTGAGGATGATCCGATTTACAAGCGTAACCGCATCAGCAACCACATGGAGCAGGTGCAGATGCTGATGATGGAAGCGCCTTATCTTGATGAAGAGACGATCCTCAACAAACTGCCGAACGTGACCGTGGATGAGGTCGCAGAGATCATGAAGCGCAAGGATTCGGAAGACATGGATCGGTTTATGCAGACGGATGATGCAGACAGCGCAGAAGAAGAACCAGAGGAAGAGGCTGAAACATGAGCGACAAGGCTCACGAGGAGACCGACAAGATCCTCGAAAAGATGGAAAAGAAGGTAGCCAGAGAGTACAAGAAAGCATCGAAGGAAGTCGGACAGAAGCTGAAGAAGTACCTTGATGGCTTCAAGAAGCGTGATGCTGAGATGCAAAAAAAGCTCGATGCCGGAGAGATCACGCAGGATGCATACAACCTGTGGCGCATGAACCAACTGGCTACAGGTGACCGATGGCAAGCAATGCGTGACACACTGGCTGAAGACATGGTCAACGCCAACAAGATCGCCAAGCAGGTCATCAATGGCAACATGGCTGATGTGTACTCCATGAATCGCAACTATGCGGTGTACCAAGTGGAGAAGGATGCGATGATCGACACATCGTTCACGCTGTACAACCGAAAGGCGACCGAGATGCTTTTCAAGAACGACAGTTCACTGTTGCCGATGCCACGTGAAGGCTCAAGAGCATGGCAGGCGATGATGAATAAAGACCTGCGTTGGAATCAGCAGAAGATCAACTCGTCACTGATCCAAGGTATTTTGCAGGGCGAGAGCAATGACGACATAGCCGACAGGCTGATACACGTGGTCGGCATGAATTACACATCAGCGATCCGCAATGCTCGCACCATGACCACATCAGTTGAAAGCCGAGGACGCAATGACGCATATGATGAGTTGAAAGAAAAAGGTGTCGAACTGGAAACTGTCTGGGTGGCTACACTGGATGACCGCACAAGACACTCACACAGGCAACTTCACGGCGAGGTCAAGGACGAGAAGACTGGCAAGTTTAGCAACGGTCTGCGGTATCCTGCTGATCCGGCAGGCGATCCAGAAGAGGTGTACAACTGCCGCTGTGCAGAGATGTCGTATGTCAAAGGCTTTCCGATCGACATACCAAAAAGGTCAGCCAAGTGGGATGACGATATGACCTTCGAGAAGTGGCTCGGCGAGCATGAGGAAAGCGCACCAGTTGAAGTGAAGGCAGAAACAAAAGAAGAAAAAACGTACCCAAGAACACAGTCGTATCTTGATGGTATTACAGAATACGCAATAAAAAACAACCGATATAGTGAGCAGACACAAGAATATATAAATGGAACTCTTGAGTCTGTAGCATCAGATCTTGGAATAACACAGGAAGAAGCAAAAGAAAAGTTGTGCGATGGGCTTACAAGAATTGTTGATGAATCTGATTTTACAATAAGGATAAACTCGTGGGATTTGGAAAGCGTACTGGATGATGGACGCTTTAAGAATCAATTTGAAACAGGAACGTCAAACGCAACATTAGATTTTGGGTGGAGAAAAGATACTGAATTCAACATGTTCAATATTCCAAAAGAAAATGGGAAAAATATAGACGATTCGGACAGACCTGTATATGGCATGTTATGCCCTAAATGGGATGCATCAGATGATAGGATAAAAGAGTATTATTCAAATGGATCTGGCACTGATTATGGGAACGGGGTCACTGTAATTCTTGATAAAAATAAGGTGTTTAACAATGTCACAATGACCGCAGGAGATTCCTTAGGCTTCGAAGGACAGATTGTTCCAATGGAAGTTAATAATATAGATTTTGGTGGCATATATCTCGAAAACTATGACGGATGGTCAACAAAACTTGCAATGCTAGGTGATGCAAGTAAATCAAAAGAAGTTATAGACACGATGATAGACATCACTAGCGATTCGAGTGATGGCTATTTTGAATTACAATTCCATGGGAAAGAATCTCATTCAGCCGACAATATAAGTATGGTTGTGATTGAAGAATCTTTGGTCAAGAGTGGCTCTGCTGATGGTTTAATAAAAAAACTTAAAGAAAAAGGAATAAAATACATCATCAACAAGTAAAGATATACTGGGAAGGAGAACCGATGCGGCTTTTTGCTGTTTATAAAGGCATCTTGTTTATGTTTGTTGAAAAAACGGATGAAGAAATAAACGAATTAACAAAATGCGTTGTTTATGACGTTAAGCAAAACAAAAAAGCAAATGGAAAGTGTATAGGTGAATGGATGAAAAGGATGTCTCCGTGGAATAAACCGACTTCACTAGAATTAGAGAAGGCAGATGAGTATATGCTAAGGGGGAAAAATGTCTAATGTTGAGTTCACACTAACATCCAACGCCGAAGCGATCAAAGCGGCGACCGATGAGGCGATTATCACAGCACTGAAAGCAGTAGGAGCACAGGCACAGGGTCACGCTACGGCAGAGATCACAGCAGTCGGTGCAGTGGACACAGGCAGGCTGAGAGATTCAATAGAGTTCGATGTCGAAGATAAAACGTTGTACGTTGGAACAAACGTGGAGTACGCACCGTATGTCGAGTTTGGAACTGTGAAGATGACTGCTCGACCGTACCTGCGACCAGCAATAGAAAAGAACCTGTCTGAGTATCAGCAGATATTTGAACAAGAACTATCAAAGATTGGTAACTAGAGCCGAGAGGCTCTTTTTATATGCCGAGGAAACGGCGGACATTTTTACATTGCGAAGAAACGCACGAAGAAAGGAGTATGAATGTCACTAACAAGAAAGATGCTCAAGGGCATGGGGCTGACCGAAGAGCAGGTCGATTCCATCATTGAAGAGCACACAAGCGTAACTGATGCGCTCAAGGAACAGGCGCAGAAGTACAAAGCCGATGCCGAAAAACTTCCGGCAATCCAGAAGGAACTGGATGATCTGAAAGCAGGCGGAGACGACTGGGAAGACAAGTACAACGCTGAGCACAAGGCTTTCGAGGACTACAAAAAGGACATCGAAAGCAAGGCTGAACTCAGCAAGACAAAGGATGCTTACAAGGCTCTTTTAAAGTCACAGGACATCTCTGAGAAGCGCATCGACACGATCCTCAAACTTACTGATTTTAGTGAGATCAAACTGACTAAAGATGGCAAAATAGCCAACGAAGACAAAGTGATCGACAAGATCAAAGAGGACTGGTCTGATCTGATCGGCACGAAATCAGAAAGCGGAGCAAGCGTAGACACGCCGCCAAAGGGTGGCAAAGCCTATGCTTCAAAAGAAGAGATCATGAAGATCAGAGATGCAGGCGAGCGCCAGAAGGCAATCTCTGAGAATCTCGAATTATTCGGCTATTAAAGGAGAAGAACAATGGCAGTAAAAACCAACACAACAAAAATGGCAAATATCACAGCGACACCCCGTGCGATCGACTTTGTATCTCGCTTTGGGCAGAACTGGGAAGCACTTATCAATATTCTGGGCATCATGCGTCCGATCCGCAAAGAGGCAGGCACTACGCTGAAGTCCTACACGGCATCAGTTACACTTCAGAGCGGTGCTGTCGCAGAGGGTGATGAAATCCCCTACTCTCTTGCAAGCGTCACAGAGGTCGCAAGAGAAGACATCGACATCGAAAAATACGCAAAGGGCATCTCTATTGAGGCTGTTGCAAAATACGGCGCTGAGATCGCTGTGCAGAAAACAGATGATGCCTTCCTCAATGAACTCCAGTCTGTAGTTCTGACGAAGTTCTATACATTCCTTCGTTCGGGAACACTGGTATCCTCTGCAACGACATTCCAGTCTGCGCTTGCAAAGGCAAAGGCTGATGTACTGGACAAGTTTGCGACTATGCGCAAGAGCGTCACAGATGTCGTTGGCTTTGCAAATATCAACGATGCATATGAATATCTGGGTGCGGCATCCATTACTACACAGACAGAATTCGGCATCACTTATATTAAGAACTTCATGGGGTACAGCACACTGCTCCTTTGCCCTGCAATCGACATTCCGGCAGGCACAGTCATCGCCGTACCTGTTGAGAACATCGACCTGTATTACATTGATCCGGCTGATTCAAACTTTGCAAAGCTCGGACTCGAGTACACTGTGCAGGGCGAGACAAATCTGATCGGCTTCCATGTTGAAGGCAAGTACAGCCACGCAGTCGGCGAGTGCTATGCTCTGATGGGCATGAAGCTGTGGGCTGAATACCTCGACGGTATCGCAGTAGTTTACGTAGGCACAGCGACAAAGGTCACAAATGCTGAGACAATTACAGCCGATTCCGTTGATACGAAACTGTACAAGACAGCCAACAACCCTGTAGTCAGTGTTGAAATGCTGAAGGATGGAAGCACATCACTGGTGGAAGGCACAGACTTCACAGTTGAAAAGCTCGGCGTTCGTCTGAATAGCACACCTTCTGGAACAGTAACGATCAAGTACACATACGTTGCTCAGTAAGGTGAACCATGACTTTAATGGATGAAATCTGCGGATATCTGCATAACTACTTCGTGGACGAAATCCATGAAGGTGCGTTTACAGTCTCTAATGGAAGTATTGACCTGCCTTTTTTACAGGCAGGTCAGTACTTTTGCGTGAGTGGGTCTGTATTCAATGATGGCGTATGGCAGTATCCGGCGACTGAAATGAAAGCCGAAACATTTACAGGTGAAATCTGGGCGATGGCAGTGCCTGCGGCAGTAATGTCACTGGCAAGCGATATCAATGATTGGATGGAAGCGTACGCTGACAGCAATTTGGATAGTCCGATTACATCCGAATCTTTCAACAACTACTCGTATAGCAAGGCGCAGAGTACTTCGGCAGACGGAGGCTATGCGCCTGTCACATGGCAGAACATCTTCTCGTCACGCTTGGCGAGATGGAGGAAACTGCCGTGATGCTGTACGAGACGATGATGGACGATGTATGCGTGCTGATGGAGAAAGTCAGAGTGCCGGACGGACTGGGTGGATGGACTACACAGTGGACAGACGGTGCGGCGTTTAATGCGGCTATTCTGAAAGACGCATCGACGGTTGCGAAAATCGCCGAAAAAGACGGTGTTACAGAACTCTACACGGTGACAGTTAAGCGTGAAACACCGCTCGACTTTCATGATGTATTCAGACGCACTTCAGACGGTCAGATTTTCCGAGTGACATCGAATATGACCGACAACGTGTCACCTTCGTTCTCAAAGATCAACTTTGGGCAGGTGACTGCTGAAAGGTGGGTACTGGAATGAGGCAAACAGCAAAGGCACTGTACGACTTCTGGTCGTCTTTTGGTATCAGAGCCTTCCCAGAAGATCAACTGCCGGACGATCTGAACAGCGAGCCGATCGAACTGCCGTACATCACGTACCAGATCGCTAAATCAGACTGGAGAGCGCAGGCATCCACATACGCAAAGGTGTACTTTCACGATACATCATACGCAGACATCACACAGATTATTGACAGTATTGAAAGCCGCATCGGTGAAGGCGTAATGCTCCCAACCGATGACGGCTTTCTTTTGCTATTCAAGGACAACAACTTTTGCCAGATGACACCGACAGGCGATCCTGCCGTGAAGATGGCATACCTCAGCCTCGTACTTGAGGCGAATTGTTAAGGAGAAAACAATGGCATTAAATTACACAAAAATTCCGACGGACACGTTTGAAAAACTGGTGCTTAATGCAGGCGTACTGGTCGACGACTTCACGCCGTCAACTGGTGTGATCGGCAACATCCTCGGTGCGACTACTGGAGGTATCAACTTTACAGCAGTACCGACTTTCCTCGACTTCGGTGAGGACATCGATAACTGTCCGAAAAACACAAAAGAACTGAAGCATACTGACGACTGGGAGATCAAGATGTCCGGCACGATGCTCACTGTTGACGCAGGAGTAGTTGCCAGACTGGCGGCACTCGCTGATGTCGATGGTGAAGACACTACTCATGTTAAATTCCGCAGGGATATTGAACTGACAGACTTCGATGATGTCTGGTTCATTGCAGACTACGGCGTTGGTGGATACATCGCTATCCACATGAAGTCAGTACTTTCTACTGGTGGCTTCCAGATTCAGTCGGCAGATAAAGGCAAAGGGCAGTTTGCATTCGAGTACACTGCGCATTTCAGCATGGATGCACAGGAAGATGTGCCTGTTGAAATCTATGTGAAGCAGGGCGAGAGCGAGACACCTACACCAGAGCCGGAAGAAACCGAAGGTGAGTAATGAAACTATTATCAGATTATCGCAACGGAGAAGCGCTTGATCTTCTCGTGGAAATCCTCGAGCCTGCGGCAGAGATGATGGCTGACCAGAAGGTCGTCAGCATGCTGTACGAAAAAGGCAAAAGGATGGAAGGCGTTAAACTGATGATCGCAAACCACAAGAGCGCTGTCATTCATATCTTGGCGGCGCTCGATGGGTGTGATCCGTCAGAGTACGAGTTTGGCTTCTTCACGCTTCCAACACGGTTATTGGAAGTGCTGAACGATAAAGAGTTACTGGCTTTTTTTACGGAACAGCAGACCCAGAGTTCATCCAAACATTCTGGCTCTGCTACGGAGAGTACAGAGGCACAAGGCGAATAAAGCCATTTATTGACTACGTATTGGCTCGCTACAAAGCGGCACAGAGAGAGATGGTGTACAGGTCATATGTGTGCGCATCGCTTCAGTGCATACCGCAGAGCCGATATATCAAGGCATCATATGATGAAATGTTGAAGCCTGCGCCAAAGGCACAGGACGGAAACCAAGTGGCGGTTGACTTCATTCGGCGGCACAAACTGAAATTTGAAAGCGAGGTCAGCAAATGAACGTATTTGAACTAGTAGCGACGCTCGTACTGGACAAAAAGGACTATGACAAAGGTCTGGATGATTCTGAAGAGAAAGCCGAAGGCTTCGGCGGCAAACTGAAAAACGCACTGGCGACAGGCGCAAAGATTGGCGGTGCGGCACTGGAGGCGGCAGGAGCGGCGGCAGGCACGATGACAAAAGCCATCGTTGATGGCGTTGCAGAGACTGCCGCATATGGCGACAACATCGACAAAATGTCGCAGAAGCTCGGCATTAGCGCCACTGCCTATCAAGAATGGGATGCCATACTTCAGCACAGTGGTACATCCATCGAATCCATGACGGGTGCGATGAAGACCATGCAGTTAGCGGCTGAAAGCGGCTCTGGAGCGTTTGAGCAGTTAGGTATCTCGCAGGAAGAACTCGCCAACATGTCTACGGAGGACATGTTCAGTGCAGTTATAACGGGACTGCAGAACATGGAATCTGGATCAGACCGTACCAAACTGGCAACCGAGTTGCTTGGCCGTGGTGCGATGGAACTCGGTGCACTGCTGAACACCTCGGCAGAAGACACCGAGAACATGCGCCAGAAAGTACACGAACTCGGCGGCGTAATGTCTGATGACGCAGTGAAAGCATCGGCGGCATATCAAGATTCCATGCAGGATATGAAGACTTCCATGGATGGTCTTAAGAGAAACATGCTGACAAATCTGATGCCTGCTTTCACATCCATGATGGACGGCTTAACGGCACTCTTCAGTGGTGATGCAGGAAGCGGCACGGAGATGATTATTGAGGGCATACAGAGCATCGGTAGTGGGATCAGAGAGGCATTGCCGAACATTATTAAGAGCGGCAAACAGATCGTCAGCGGTCTGCTTCAGATGATCGTACAGGCACTGCCGGAGTTCCTAACGATGGGCTTCGAATTGATCGGTGAGATGATAAGCGGTATCTCAAACAACATGCCGAGCATCATCAGTACACTGCTCGGTGTACTCACACAGTTGCTGACGACGATCGTGCAAAACCTGCCACAGTTCCTTGCACATGGCGTGCAGATGATCGTTGCAATCATCGGTGGTCTGGTACAGGCTACACCGCAGATCATCACGGCGATCGTGCAGGTTGCTAAATCAGCATGGGAAGCCTTCAAAAATTACGACTGGTTGTCTCTCGGCTCAGATATTATCAACGGCATCGTTAAAGGTGTCAGTAACATGGCAGGCAGTCTCATGAATAAAATGTCCGAATTGGCAAAATCAGCATGGAAAACTGTTAAAAACTTCTTCGGCATCGCATCGCCTTCAAAGCTGATGCGTGACAGTATCGGTAAATACATACCAGAAGGTATGGCTGTTGGTATCGAAGCAAATACCGATAGTGTAACGAGTGCCATGAAAGACCTCGGTGAAATGGCACAGTCAGCGGCAGATGTAAGCCTCAGCAATCTGGACATGCCGACGATCGGCGTGGACGAGCCGGAATCACGTATCGGCTATGCGGCTACTGAATACGGCGGTGTTGAATACCTGCTGAAGCGAATCTTTGACAAACTGGACGGCATGCAGATCGTGCTCGACACAGGCACTATTGCCGGAGAAGTCACAGGCAGAATCGACACACGGCTCGGCGCTTTGGCTTACGCAAAGGGGATGGGCGTATGATCTACGGTGTAACATTTGGAAGCAAAAACTCGTTGAGCGACTGGCACATGCTACCGATCAAAAGACCTGTGATCCAGTACCCTCCGCTCAAAAAGCGCACCATCGACATCGAAGGTGCAGACGGTAGTATCGACCTGTCTGAAGCGGTCACAGGCTATCCTATTTTTGAAAATCGGACAGGATCGCTGATGTTCAGAGTGCTCGATGCAAAGACCATTGAAGATGTGCGCAAGCGCAAGGATGACATTGCTCAGTATTTGCATGGCAAGCGCCTCCAGATGGTGCTCGAAGAAGACGACCAGTTTTACTATGTAGGTCGTTTTGAAGTAAGCAATTTTGAGTACAAAGGCGTTCGGTCGTGGGCAGATATCGAGATCACCTACGACCTCGAGCCGTACAAGTACTACACACTTCTGAGTGACGACAGATGGCAGTGGAATCCTTTCAGTTTTTTGACTGGTGTGATTCAGCAGAAATACTTCTATCAGATACCCGTCAGTGGTTCGACATACACCACATACGAGATACCTGCAAAGGTCGTAGGCAGGAAGCCTGCAATACCGACCTTCGTGTCGAGTATCGCAAGCGGTGACCATGTGTATGCGGAGTTCACTAATCCAAAAATGGGAATCAGTAAGACTTTCGAGATCACAAACGGTGAGTTCTACGATCCAGACATCATCATGACTGGCGTGGATGATGAAGTAAACACATTGAAACTGAGAGGCACAGGCACGGTGTCGATCCGATTTAGGATGGGGAAGCTCTGATGTATCGGATATTCATAGGAGAGGATCTGATTTACTCAGACCAGAATCCAGACGCAGAGTATCGTATTACTCAGCCAGTGCTTTCGATGGCAGATAATCAGAGTGGCTCACTGGAGTTCGTTATGGATGCCGTGAACCACTATTACTCACAGATGGACAGTGCCACGCTCAAAGATGTCTTCGTGTACAAGGACGGTGGCACACAGCCGTACTGGAGCGGCTTCGTGACAGCCATCCAGACAGACTTCTTTAAGCGTAAACACGTAACATGTGTCGGCGACCTTCAGAGGCTCGCCAGATGCACGATGCACGATAAGGTCAACACATATCAGAGTATCACCACTTCGGACAACATCGAGGTGATCGCTCAGAGGTACGTGCAGACGATTCTCGATGCGTACAACCTCACGCCGACAGGCACGGCGAAGATGGAGGCATCGCACAAGATATACCTCGGTGATGTAACCGTGAGGATGCTGTCAAAGGCGATCCAGAGCGGCACAACGATCAACATCGTGCCGTATGTTACATCGTGCGAGATGACCTGCCTCGATGCTCTCATGGCGTTGCAGGACAGTCATGGTGGGCACATGCGCATCAGATGGAGTAACGGCAACAGATACCTTGATTGGTACGCTGACTACCCTCGCCAGAGTTCACAAGTCATCCGCTTCGGCGTCAATCTTCTGGAGTTCGCAAAGACCGCAGACGATGGCGATCTGTTCACAGTACTGTATCCGCTTGGCGATGTACTTGAGGATACGGAAGACCTCACGTACACGACAGTCAGCGGCGGCAATACAGCAAGTAGCAAACTGGACGCAGGCGGCAACGTAGTGTCAGCGGCAAGTGCCTACTACGTGCGCACTAACGCCATCACATTGAACGGTAATACAAGGTACTTCTACAGCGGACACATGCTCGGTAATGGTGTTATCTGGGCGCTGTATGATTCAACGGGCACGGCGATCAGTGTCGAACTCAGCGGTGCACAGACCTCCGATGAGATCGTCGTGATTGACCGCAGAGAGATCATCATACCAGACGGTGCAGTAACCATGAAGGTGGCGTACTATGCCGATATATCCGGCATGTCAGCATACTCGAAGATCGAGACCGTAGTGGCGGCAGACGCACTGACTGAACACGTTAACATTGAGAGCGTGAACAGCGGCTCGCCGTACCTCCAGACGGCTCTTGTTGGCACATATGGATGGATAGAGAAGCGCATGATATTCGAGGGCGTAAACGCTCCGCAGGGCGTACTCAGCAGAGCAAACCGATACCTCAGTACGTACACACAGACGCACATGTGCATCGAGGTGTCAGCTATCGACATGAGGCTGATGGGTGCTTCGGTAGACGATATCCGGCTTCTGGATACGGTGCGTATCGTATCCAAACCACACGATCTGGACACATACATGCCAGTCACCGAACTAGTGATACCGATGGCTGAGCCAGACCAACAGACTTTTACACTTGGCATCAGTTTCAAACGAAAACTGAGTGACCTTGTAGGGAGAAAACTATGAGTGAAGAAAGATCAATCCAAGACTATCTTGATGACATACTAAATGCCGTCTATGGCGAGGAAGTGCGTGAAAGCATCGTCGGCGCAATCACCAAATGCTACGAAGATGGATCGGCAGGTGCAGTCGATGTTATTGCGAGGGGAAGACTGGATGTGGTCGAGCCGATCGCAGAGAACGCACAGGATACAGCAAACGCAAACATCTGGGCGACATTACAGGTCGAGAAGCGCATGACATCGGAAGGCGTGCATGATCTGAACGCCTGCGTTGAGACAGGCAAGTATTATGCCGACACCTCGTCGATTGCGTCTATTGTTACAAATCAGCCGAGCGATAAGACAGCCGGAGAAACATTTGCAGTGCTTGTGCTTCAGCACGTTTCTACATCCAACATCATTCAGATATTGATTGATGCACAGTGGAAGATGTGGATCAGACGAGGATATTTGAGCGGCACGGCGTGGACATATGGTGCATGGAAGAGATTCTTAAACAGCAATGATTTATCAGATATCAATACTGCACTTGACACGAAGGCAAACAAAAACAACGCACAGTTGACAGGCGCACCTGTTGCGACCACGGCGAATGACAATGACAACTCAACACGGATTGCGACTACTGCATATGTCATGCGTGAAGCAAACAAGCGAGCGACAAAAGCCTCACCGACACTCAGCGATCCAACGCTGACTGGAACAGCCGTAGCGCCGACACCTGCGGCGAGTTCAAACAACACCACGATTGCGACCACTGCGTATGTCACACGAGCGATCAGCAACTTCAAAGGTGCATTTGATACTGCTATGTCCAGTACCAGTGTGAATGCCGTACAGAACAAAGTGGTTTACGCGGCACTTGCTACAAAGCCGAATAAAGATGGTGGATCAATGACAAATGTCAGCCTCGGCGGTCATGTATCCATACAGGAGACACCTGCGGCGAGTGATTCGACTACAGCGGCGGCAAATACGCAGTTTGTACATCGAGCAATAGACGCACAGGCAACGGTAGCAACTACAGGCACAGCCACCAAAGGTCTGATGTCACAGGCTGACAAGATATATCTTGAGAATACAAAGCCGTATTCCGTACCATCCGCACGTTTTATTCAGTGGACAGGTTTTTCTATCAATACCACACAGTCACGCATCATCATTACCAACATGACAGGCACTGATTCAACAAATCGCTATGGAATGGTAACGGTTTACATGACAGTGAATACGACCGAAAGCATATCAGCAGATGCAAATGTGGTAGGAGTTCCTGCACCAGTGGGCACGCCGTGCTTCGGTATTGTGGTACGTGGTCAGAGCGGCGTAATTCCTGCCTATGTCAATTCTGATGGCAACGTGATTACGACGCAGGCAATCGCATCTGGTAAGCGTATTTACTTCAATATCTCTTATTATGCAAAGATCAGTTCAACATGGAGATAACACGAGAACAGTTAAACCGCCTGCAAGACCAGATCACTAAATTGCAAGCGGACATGTACTACCGAAGTGGCGAAACTTTGCATATCAAAACATTTGCTCCTGTTCATGGATACATAACCAGTGGTAGGGCAGTCATGGCATTCGCTGTACATACTGGTAAATCCATGAAACACATAACCAGCGTATCAGTAACGCAAATGTATGGGCTTATCCGTGGTGTTAATGGATTTATCAATACCAATACCACAGTTGACTGGGTTACAGAATCAGGAATAACAATATCAACATATATTGTTAGTGATTATTTGCTTCTGTTAACTGTAGATTCAACAACTGCATTATCCAACGCAACTGGCGATACACCAGTAGTTTATGCACCCGGTCAGACGACAGGTTTAGTGCTGACTTTTGGAGAGTAATATGAAAAATTTAAAACCGATAACAAGGCAGGAGACCATGCTCGCAAAAGTTGCAGGGCATGACGTGCCTGACCTTGTACCTATTACGAGAGAGGAGTTCTTTCTTGCGAAAGCCGCAGGACAGGACGTGCCGACGCTTGAACCGATCACACGTGAGGAGTACTTTCTTGCAGACGTTATCGAAGCGATTGAGGGCGGCGGTGGTGGCTCAGACCTTGGTACGAAGACTATCAGCGAAAACGGCACGTATAATGCATCGGACGACAGCCTTGATGGATACAGCAAGGTCACAGTAAATGTACCTGCGCCGACAGGTACGAAGACAATCACGGAGAACGGAACGTACGATGTGACGCAGTATGCGAGCGCGGAGGTAAATGTCAGCGGTGGGGGTAGTGACGAGAATTTTGAAAAATTGCTTAATAACACCCTTGTTACTGTTGATAATTCGAATTTAACAAGTTTGCGGAATGGGGCATTTATCAACAGTACAAATCTTGAGACAGTTAATCTTCCGAATGTCACAAGTGCCACTCACAATATATTTAATGCATGCGGAAAATTAAGGGAAGTTCATATGCCTAAATGGACAGGCAATATTGGCAATGATTGTTTCAATAACGATAAAGAATTAGAAGTATTTGATGCACCGAACATTACACAAGCAGGAAATAACGCATTTTCGCTGTGTGAAAAATTAACATTGCAAATACTACCTAAATTTACAACTATGAACGGGAATATATTATTCCGAAATTGTCCATTTACAGTAATGGTTCTTCCAATGTTGTCAATAGCGAAAACTAACATGTTGCTAACTTGTGATAATTGTGTGACGGTGGACATCGGTGAAAATTTAGCCAGTATTCCGGCACAAATGCTTAATGGTAATGCGGTACTTGAGAATATTGTACTACGGAGAACATCTTCGATTACTGCATTGTCAAACGCTAATGGATTGTGGGGAAATACAAATGAACCGTCGGTTCACAAAAAAATCTATGTACCATCTGCTCTGATCTCGACATATCAGACTGCAACGAACTGGGCAACACATTACAATGCAGGCTATATCACATTCCATGCTATTGAAGGAAGCATTTATGCAAATGCATATGCGGATGGAACACCTATCAGCAGTTAAGGGGGCATTATGATTAAAACAGAAGCATTAACCATCGGATCAACGGCTTTCATCCGCACATACTCCGACGCAGGACGGTATGTCGTGCGTGGTGGTATCTCATACGAAGAAGCCATTGACCCTGCGGAGTTCGACAGGCAGTACACCGAAGGCGAACCGATCGAGGACGGTGCGACAGCAGACGAGGTAGTAGCAATCCTCACAGGAGATGCCGAATGATTACCAAGGCAAAAGCGAGAGCGCTCAGACACCTCATCGAGAAGGCGGCAAAGAGCCTGCCAGATGCCGAGGCATACGAAGGCGCAGAGCTCTTCCCCAGATGGACACAAACAGCCGTATACACCGCCGGAGACAGGGTATGCTATGAATCGACATTATATAAATGTTTGCAGGATCACACAGCGCAGGAGGACTGGACACCAGACACGGCGGTCAGCCTGTGGGTCAGAGTTGACGATCCGTCTATCGAGTATCCAGACTGGATACAGCCGACAGGTGCAACCGACGCATACAGGGTCGGTGCAAAGGTCAGCCATCTGGAGCGGCACTGGATCAGCACTATTGACTACAACACATATGAGCCGAGCGTTTACGGATGGGATGAAGTCTGATGCTGTACGGCATTGATATCAGCGAACACAACGGCGATATAGACCTCAGCAAGTATGACCACGATTTCGTCATTATCAGAGCAGGCTTCGATATCAGTACAGACAGATGGTTTGAGGCGAACTGCCGGAAGTGCGAGCGCAACAACATACCCTACGGCGTGTATTGGTACAGTTACGCACTCACACAGAAGTCGGCTCTAGAAGAGGCTGAGGCGTGCTTGAAAACAATCGCAGGGCATCACATCCAGTGTGGCGTTTGGTTCGACATGGAGGATGCTGACGGGTATAAAAAGAAGCATGGTTGGCAGATGGATCGGAGCAACATCAGTGCGATCTGCAACGCCTTCTGTCAGCGCATCCGTGATGCAGGATACTACGCAGGCATATACGCATCGCACAGTTGGCTTTATGGAGCAGGGCGGTTAATAGACTGCCCTGCTTTTGACAAATGGGTGGCGCACTACGGCACATCCAACGACGGAAGCAGGCACGGCGACTATTCAGATATAGGAAGCATGCACCAGTACACATCAAAAGGAATCGACAAAGATGTCATGTATGGCGGAATTGAGCGATACACAGGAGAAAAGCGTATGTACAACCTTTGCTACGGGATGAAGCAGATCAATATCACACAGTTGCCGAACGGCTCGTACAGTCATCCAAACAACGCCGTCGATTTGGCAGGATCGGACGCAGGAATTGACTTCTGGTATGCGCAAGGCAGGTGGAAATGCATCGCAGGTGCGTGGGGAAACGGCACGTATTTTTTCGTCCCTGTGGACGCAGAAGGAGCGATCACCAAAGTACACTGTGCCGATGGCAAAGATCGAGAGATCACGATCGCACTCACACACAGCGACCAGAAGTATATAAAGACCAAGGTCGGCACGATATACGAAGACCAACAGCCCCTCTATGAAGAAGGTACAAAAGGGAATGCAACTGGTAACCATGTGCATCTGGAGATCGCCGAGGGGAAACAGGATACCAAGCACTACGATGCTAAACTCGGCGTGTATCGGATGAATAACGAACTAAATCCGATTAAGCTGATGTACGTAAACAAAGCCTTCAGCAAGGTCGTGTCCTCGAAGGGTGCAACTCTGCCGGAGTGCAACGGTGTGGTGTACACGCCGGAGAAACCGCTGACAGGGTGGAAGAAAAAGGGCGAGAGTTGGTACTACTATAAGGATGGTAAGAAGGTCACTGGATGGCAAAAGCTGAAATGGAGCAAGGGCACAGACTGGTTCTATTTCAATTCCAAAGGTGTCATGCAGACAGGCTTCAAAAAACTAGAATGGAACGGATCGAAGGATTGGTATCTTTTCAACAAGTACGGCGCAATGGTTGTCGGTGAGACTACCATGATGGTATCGTTCGGGAAATCCGGCAGGATAACAGGAGGTATTGAAAAATGAAAATCGACTGGAAACGTAAACTTTCCTCACGGAAACTGTGGCTCGCAATCGCAGGATTCGTGAGTGGTCTGATGATTTTTTTCGGTAAATCTGAGGCAGAGGCGGCACAGGTCAGCGGCATCATCATGGCAGGTGCCTCGGTAGTTGCATACATCGTCGCAGAGGGTCTCATCGATTCGGCAAATGCCGGATATGACTACGGAGAGGGTGAGACCGATGACGCTGAATGAGCTCGAAGTCACATGGTCGGTAGTCGGAAAGTTTGCGGCAATACTCGCAGTGGTCGTAGCCATTGTAAAAGGGGTGCAGTATTTAAATGGCTTTATGCCGACCACTAAACTCAATGCACGAGTAACTGAAGTAGAGAAGAAGCAGGCAGACGGTCTGAAGCGACTGGAGCATTTAGAAAACCAGTCAGACGACATGAAGCACCAGATCGGCGAGATCAACGAAGGCATCCGGCGTATCGGCAGATCGCAGATATCGCTATTGAATCATACGATTAACGGCAATGGGATCGATAAGATGCGAGAAGAGGTCGATGATCTGACCGATTACTTTATCGAGAGGTAACATGGAAGACAAGAGCATACCGTACTTTGCGCACGAAGGAATGATGGTGCGCATGGAGCGTACCAATCACCGACTGTGGATACTGAGCATCGTCCTGATCGTCTGTTTGATCGTGTCCAATCTGGCATGGATTTTGTATGAGAGCCAGTTTGAGTACTATGACGAGACATATCAGCATGTAACCCAAGAAGCGGAATCTGGAGACGGTGACGCTATAAACAGATTCACAGGTGGTGACTATGGCGAAGGCAACACAGACAGTAACAACGATTAGAAGGCGTGGACGCAGGCGCAAGACAGGCGGCGGCACCAGACGCAGACGGCGCAGATGATATCACGATCGGAGATGGAGCACTTCATCGATGAGTGGATATTCAGTGAGCGAGATCGCCGGATATTGAAGCGCAGGCTTCTGGATGGCATTTGCTACGAGCCACTTGCCGAGGAGTTCGATCTGTCTGTCCGGCAGGTCAAGACGATCGTGTACAAACAACAGAAAATCGTATATCAGAAGATCGAAGAAAGCCGTCGCCCTTAGGGGCGGCGGTCTTTTTTTGTGATCCAGTGAAACTTTTGCTTTACATACGTGCTAGCACGATGTAATATTATAATGAAAATAGGAGGACACAATCATGACAACAACAACATTCGCAGAGTTTGACAAAGAGTACACAGCATTCGCAATTAAGCACAACAAGAAGTCAGACAGGCACGAGTACACATACATGGATGAGGATGGAATCATCAGAAAGACAGTATGTTGGGGAGATGGCGCTACTTGGTGGGAAAACACAGAGACAGAATATACCGAGACCGTAGAAATCGAAGTGCACGGTGTCAAGATGACAGTCAAGGTTCAGATGAGGAGAACCGAGTACTGGAGCACAGAGGACAGCCACAGCAAATACTTCTATGAAAAAGCCTAAAAGATCAGCGGCTCACCTAAAGAAGCCGCACAACGAAAGGAAAGGAAGACAATGAAAACGTACGAGATTACATTCAGAACGAGCAACTGGAACGAAGAGGACGAGAAAGGGTACTGGTACAACTACTACACAGTCGAGACCGAAGAAGAAGCGTGGGATAGATGGTTTGAAGACATCGATACCATGAAGGGGAGTATCGACTGGTATCAGCCGATCGCACTGAGAGTGCTGAGAGAGAGGAGATTGAGAGATGGCAAAGAAAGACTTAAGGAACATGAGCAGAGTTGAACTGGAGCAGAGGGCTGAAGCAATTCAATACTTCCTTGATGCAGAAGAAGAACTCGGATGTGGATGCACACCTGCTAGTTATTACGCAGACCTGTATGAAGAACTGTATGAGATTGACGAGATGATCGCCGCAACAGAAGGATACAGCTCAGCCGCTGAAATGTTTTTCAGATCTTATGGAATTTAGGATGAAAGATCAAGACCAAACAGGAATTCAAGTACATTACAAAGGTGAGGCGATAACACCAAAAACACCGTTTCATGATAAAGTAAAAGAGGAGGATTGGATCATGACAACTTACGCATATATGAGAGGCTCAAAGATTGGATATGCCGAACTGGCGAACAGCATGGCGGATTTCATCGGTGATGCAGATATCGATGTCGAAGAGTTCTGCGACGCTGTGATCGAAGAAGTGAACAGGAGGCTTCCGGCTTCGTTCGCATGGTATCCGCATGTCAGCGAGGTCTACGCAGATATCAACGAGACCGAAGAACTGACCGAGGAAGAACTGATCGGCATGATTTCCGATGTTGCGGATGAACTTGGTGAAAACTGGGATACAGGAATTCCGCTGAACATGCGCAATACGATGGACATCGAACAGGTCGAGCGTGAGGAGGCTGAAATGGTCGCTGAGGGCACGGAGTACAGTTGGATGGATTTGACAGACTGGCAGTCATGCCACGACCTTCTGCACCATCTTCAGTACCAGACCAGAGCCGACGAGGCTGAGTGCCGCAGGCAGTTCCATGAGTACTTCGTGGACTGCATCGATGAGATGCGCAGAGTAGACGATGAGGAAGCCAATGGCTGAGAGAAAATACAACAGTGTTCACAAGGCACAATATGACAACAAGTACCACCGAGAGAAGATGCTCAGTATAGCATTCCGGCTTCACCGAGAGAGCGATGCCGAACTGATCGAGAAGTACAGACGGATACCAGACAAAGCAGGGTGGTTTAGAAAGATGCTCAGAGAGCACACGGAATAAGCACGAAAGATGCACGATGGCTTCATCGAAGTCACGTGCTTTTTCTTTCATAATGAAAGCATGAGATACATACAGAAGAACGTGAATCCGTCCGGCAAAAGGGTCGGCGACTGTGTGATCCGTGCGATCAGCACCATCATGGGTACTGATTGGGAGCGTACATACACCGATCTGATGCTCGAAGGGTATGCGTTAAAAGACATGCCCTCAGCAAATTATGTCTGGGGATCGTACTTGACCAAGCAGGGATACATCCGGCAGGTGATTCCAAACTCATGTCCGAACTGCTACATAGTGAAGGATTTCTGCCGAGATCATCCGAACGGCAGATACATTTTGGCAACAGGAAGTCACGTGATCGCTGTGATCGATGGAGCGTATATAGACACGTGGGATTCCGGCGATGAAATACCGATTTATTACTGGGAGAGGTTAGGGAATGGCATATAATCCATACACATATCCGTATTATCAGTACTCACCGTATAACGGTTCTATTGACGCATCTCAGCGCATGCAGGCATCACAGACTGGCATCACATGGGTGCAAGGAGAGACAGGCGCTAAAGCCTATCCAGTAGCGCCAAATACGACCATGCAGTTATGGGATAGTGAAGCGCAAGTGATCTATCTCAAATCTGCGGACGCTTCCGGCATGCCATCGATGAAGGTGATCGACTACACGATCAGAGACGCACAGCCAGCAAAGAAGGCTGTCGACCTGAGCGGCTACGTGACCAGAGAAGAACTCGAAGCCAGACTGGCTGAACTGAAGGGAGAGAAGCATGAATCCGCTGTATGAGCAATTTAACCAGACGACTGGGAATGACATCATGGCAAAGTTTAACGCCTTCCGGCAGTCGTTTAACGGCAATCCACAGCAGGTGATCCAGAGCATGCTGAACAGCGGCAAGATCACGCAAACACAACTGAACAGCGCCATGCAGAAGGCAAACCAGATGGCAAAGATGTTCGGCATTAAGTAGGTTTCAACGTGCGCACGATTGGAATAGAAATGGAGAATAACAAATGGCTTTAACAGATGAAAACAGCATGGTCATGCCAGTTACACCGATGTATGGTGGCAACAATGGCGGTGGCTTCGGTGGTTTCGGAGGAGACGGATGGTGGATACTTCTGCTGTTCATCCTGCTCGGTAATGGTGCATGGGGTAACGGCTTCGGCGGCTTCGGTGGATGCGGTGAACTGTATCCGTGGATGAACCAGAGCAACCAGATCAACGGCGGCTTCCGTGACCAGATGCTCAACAATCAGATCACAGGCATCCAGACTGGTGTACATGGTCTGAGTACGCAGTTATGCAACTGTTGCGGAGATGTGCAGATGGCACTTGCTAACGGCTTTGCCGGAGTAGAGCAGGGAGCAAACACACGCCAGATCGCAAACATGCAGACTGCGTTTGCAAATCAGACAGCGATGACGCAGGGTTTCACAGGCGTACAGTCAGCACTGGCAGATTGTTGCTGTGAGAACCGCCTCGGAATTGCAGACCTCAAGTATACAGTCGCAACCGAGAACTGTGCCGATCGCACGCAGTCAATGATGAACACACGTGACATCATTGATTCACAGACCAGAGGCACACAGGCGATCCTCGACAAACTCTGCGCTCTCGAACTGGATGGCGTAAAGGGTCAGCTTGCACAGGCACAGCGTGAGAACGTAGGACTTCAGAACCAGTTGAATATGGCGGCACTGAGGGAGAGCCAGACTGCACAGAGCGCCTTCATTGCACAGGGATTCAGCAAAGAGGTCGACGATCTGTATAACAGGCTGAATAACTGCCCTGTACCTTCTACACCTGTATACGGTCGTACACCGATCTTCACCTGCAACAACGGCTGTGGCTGTGGTTGCAACGGATAAGAGGTGAGTATGGCGGCAGAGTATTTAGCGAATGCGGTGCAGTCGGTGGCACTTAATGCGCCGATCATCTTCAGCGCTTCTATTCCGTGCACTCGTGGCTGTGTTTACCACGAGGATGAGACTGGAGTTTTTATTCTGCGAGGCAATACAAACCAGTGCTTTGCGACATATCAGATTACATTCAACGGCAATATTGTGATCCCAGAAGGTGGCACTGTGACACCGATCGCAATCGCAATCACTGTGAACGGTGAGCCTAGGGTGACTAGCCGTGCGATCTTTACGCCTGCGGCAGTCGAGGACTATGGCAACGTGACAAGCACGGCAATCATTAAAGTACCTAGAGGCTGTTGCTTCTCCGTATCAGTGGAGAGCGTTGCGGCATCGGAAGACACGACAGTAACGCCTGCACCGATCATCAGCGTGCAGAATGCAAATCTGACAATCGCACGGATCGCATGAGGAGGACACGATGGACAAACTGATTGATTACGTTTGCGACGAACTGGATGAACTAGAGAAGAAGGCGGCAAAGGGAAAACTGTCAGCGGCAGAGGTACAGTATGGAGATGTACTGGCGCACTTTAAAAAGAACCTGCTGACAGCGGATGCAATGGAAGAAGGATACAGCAACACATACTACCGTGACGATGAACCATCCAATGGCAGTTACAGAGGATCATCATATGCTAGAGGGAGAGGTACAAACGCACGCCGTGATAGTATGGGCAGGTATTCTTCCAGAGGGTATTCACGCAGATACTCACGTGGTTATTCTGAAGCCGTCGACGATATGGTCGGACAACTTCAGACCATGATGGACGAAGCGCCGAACGATGAGATGCGAAAAGAAATCCAGAGACTGATGGACAAGATGCAGAGCATGTAAAGGATGGTGAATGCCTTGATAAAAGAGAACGATCTGATAGAAGCGATCGCTGAGTGTCAAGGTGAGCGCAATCCA